TATCCCGCCCAAAGGAGGGCACGCCAAAATGGCAAACTTTACCGTCAACGATGGCAAAGGCACACCCGTAGCACACGTATTCACGCAGGACGCTCAGCAAAACGGGAGCGATCCAGCGGAGTTCGTGAACCGGAGCAACACCAACGGCCCCAGCTTCTGGGAACGCTTCATGTCCTGGGTCACCCTTTCCAAGGGTAAGACTCAGCCGCATGTAGTGAAGCTGAAGCTCAATCGCCCCATTCCCGGTACGGATGTCAACTCGAATCCGATCGTGAAAGGCAAGCACGAGGCGATCCTGACCCTGCTGATTGATCCGACCGTTACCAGTGAAGCCGATGTTTTGGATACACTGGTGATGGTTGCGAATCTGGCCGACCTGGCCTGGGTTCGAACCCAAATCAAGCAGTTCGCCCCACTTCTCGCGCCGTAACGGCGTGGACGTGGTGCGGATGTCAGGGCATGCGGACCTTCAAAGGTCCGTATGGATGATTAACCCGCTAACCGTAATCGGTTGGCTAGCATTGAGTGTAATCACATGGTGCTTAATCACGCTCCTCGTAATCGGGGTTGCAACGTTGGTGTCCCGTTTGATCTCGCTGAGTTCACCCAGCGATTCTTCTCGCTCCTCGGTGCCGGTGTCCAGTTCCAAGGACCCGGTCCCTGTTCCATCGGCTGGCTTAGTAGTACTACCAGTCGAGACGAACGGTTCGCCATAGGTTATTTGGCGGAAGAGATCTTCTCGAAGTACGATGACGGCGTGCCGTCACCCGAAAAGAGGCGAAGAGCGATTCAGCGTTTTATCGAGGGGGAGACTATAAGTGCCCTCACGAACTGCAAGTTTAACCCTCTGCCCTCAGGGCAGCCTCCAGCTTGGCTGGAGGGGCTTGAAGAGGATGCTGCCACAGCGACGGAATGTGCTGTGTTCCAGCGTGCTCAGAAACTGATCGGGCGGCTCCTCGGAGCTTTTCCCGGTTGGGAGCTTGTCTTGCAGTACGCTGATTTTGGCCCCGGTGCTACTACGAGGTTGCCTCGCAGGAGGGGCCATCGATCAAACAAGTGGGCTGGTCGCCCACATGCGACACCATTTCTAACCAGTTCCCTGCAGGCCGTTTTTGGTCAGCTGCCGCTTCTTCTTGAGCGGTTGCCAGGGTCCGGCTGCCAAATGGCAGCGGGAAATAAACTGGATTGGGTTCCGAAGAACTATAA